CCCGCCCAGTCCGGCGGGATGTGCTGGCCAATCGCCGCGACCCGGTACCAGTCATCGGAGTACGAGGCAGCCGTGCCCAGCCCCGTGTCCTTGAACTTGATGAGTTGGCCGAGTTCCAGCGACAGCATCTTGTCGATGTAGCTGGTGGTGTCCGGGATGTGCGTCATCGAGATCCGCTGGTTGCTGTAGCGGTAGGCCCGGAGCAGCGTGCATGCCCAGTCGAGCGGCTGATAGAGCCCGTCTCCGGCGAAGGGGAGTTCAGCCTCCACCTTCTTTCCCGCCGGCCTGTCCGCGCGCGTGAGCGTGACTACCGCCTCCGGCTGGTCGGCATAGACGCCCACCGACGTGCCCCGCAACCGCAGCTTCGTGACGTAGATGGTGCCAGCGAAGCTGTTGGTCAACCGCAGCCGGAAGCGGCCGCCGCCCAGCGCCGTCACCGTCACCGTGAGGTTCGCCGTGCGGTCTGTGCCGCTGCCATTCGCCGCAGAGTTGGCCGCGTAGTCCGTGCTGGATACCGGCGTGGTGATGGCGTTCACCGCAAGGCTTGGCGTGAACTCCCGCTCATAAGCATCGTTCGCACCGAGCGCGATGGAGTTAGCCGTGGACTGGTGGTCCCCGCGCGATTCCATCCGCCAGATCTCCGTCGTGTCGCCGACGGCATAGACCGTGCTTTTGACGCGCACCGTTGTCACGTAGTCCATATCATCCGTGAGGTCGGAGATCCCGACCGGGAAGATGCTGGTCCCATCGCCCCAGGTATCGTCCACACTGCCGATGCCCAGCCGCGTTGCGCGCGACTCGAAGCGGAGTTGGCCGCTCGCGTTCGTCCACAGGTGGCCGCCCATCTCGGAACGGACCACCGCCATCATCGCCTCCATCGCTTCCTGCCCGGCGACGTAATGCACCGGCAGGGCCTGGAGGCCGTCCTCAAAGTCCCGGTCCGCCGCCGACAAACCGAGTGCGTCCATGATCGCCACGAGCGCGCCGTCCGTGTCCCTATCGGTTGCCACGGCAACGTTCACGGATGGCGCCTCTATGAGGTAGTGTGCGAGATCCCAGCAATCCACCGTCACCATCGGCACGTCCCCTGTCCGCCATTCCCGCTCCCACGACTGCGCGTAACCCGTCCAAAGTGTGTAGTCGTTCGCATTGTGCGCAGCCGTCACCCGCACCGGCACGCCCGGGTCCATCTGCCCGTAGTAGGGAGAGGACGAGTTGTTTGCCGTGAAGCGCCCATCGCCGTTGTTCAGCGTGACGCTGAGCTTGGATACCTCGATCAGCCCGTCCGGTCCCATGCCTCGCGAGATGGCGATGCCGTTGCCCGGCTTCGTAACGTAGGCCGTGAGGTCCTGCGAAAACGTGCCGTCCCGATCGAAGTCGGCTAGGAGCGCCCATGTGATCGTCATGCGAACACCTGCGACTGCCGCACTCTGAGCTGCCTCGCGAGATGAGCCATCCCCGGCCCCTGAACAATGACGTTGATGACCGGCGGCAGCGACACTCTCCCCTCAACCCTTCCGCCGCCAAACGCCCCGCCCGCCCGGATACGCTCCGCAATCGGCGCCGGTACGACCATCTCCCCCGGGGAGAGCATAGCCGGAAAGATGTCCCCTGCCCCAGCCGGCCCAGGTACCTTGAACATGCCCCGGGCCAGCCGCGGGATGTCCGGCGGGTTGATGTGGATGTCCGGGGCGAACGGTACCGGGATGCTGAACTCCAGCCCCCTGTTGATCTTGTCGATGACGTAGGTATTCAAGACGTTCTTGACCGCCTTCAAAACAGCGGACGCTACGTCCCCCGCGAACCCGGCGGTTTTCCCAAGCGCATTGCCGAGTCCCTTAAGCAGCTGCTTGCCTAGCTCCGACCCGGCGTCCCATAGCGAGCCGCCGCCACCAATCAGGAGGTCCTTCATCTCCCCCGGAAGGCCCTTAATCCACGGCCATATGGTCTCCGTCCAGAGGTTCTGCGCGCCCTCAAGCAGCGCGTCGAACAGCGCCTTGCCAGCATCTAGCGCGAGCCCGGCCAGTCCCTTGATGAAATCAAAGGCGTTCGCGATGGTGTCCTTCCAGAAGTCGGTGACGGTTTCCAGCAACTCCTTGGTCTTATCCCACGCGCCGGAGAAGTCACCTCCCAGGAGGTCTATCACGATGCCGAGCACGAGCTTGATCGTATCAACAGCGGTCGTCACCACGTTCACAAACTGGTCGATCATCGGCCCAACTACCTTGTTGATCTTGTCCCAGTTGTCGATGAAAAATTGCACCGTCGTGGCTACGGCAGTCTGAATGTTTTCAAACGCCGGCTTGAGGTCGCTTTCATAGTACCCCACGAACTCGCGGAACTTTTCGCCTGCGAAGTCGGCAAACTCTTGTAATGCCGGGATCACCACAGTGCGGAAGAACTCCGCAGCCTCTGCTGCCGGGCCTGCCAACTTCTCACGGAGCGCCTGGCCGAATGATGTAACCGCCGGGATACCCTTCTCAATCAGCCACGTCAGCAGCTTCTCCACGACGGGGGCCAGTTTTTCGCCGATCTCAATCCACAGCACGGCAATGTTGGCCTTTATCTTCGCCATGCTGTCGGAGAGCCCACCGCTCATCTGCTGGAATGCGGCATCCGTTGCACCAGCCGACCCCTGCATCTCCGATAGTGCGTCCTGGAACCCTTCCGCCTGTGGGCCGGTAATGGCTAGTGCTGCGTTCATCGCCTCCACCGACCCAAAGAGATCTTTGAACTCCTGCTCCGGCATGGACGACCGGAGCGATTCAAAAATATCCCCGGTGTTCATGCCGCTTTCGATGAGCTGCGCGAAGCCCTTCCCGTGAAGCTCCCTGAGAGCCTTGTCGAGGTTCGTCCCCGACTTCGACGCCTCCACGAACGCCGCGCGAAGCTGGGTGGTCGCAACGCTGGTCGGCGTGCCCTGTGCGGTCATCCTCGCAAGCGCGGCCGTCACGTCCTCGAATTGCACGCCCATCGATGCTGCCGTTGGGACCACGTTGAACAGGCTGCTGGAGAGCTGTTCAAAATCCGTCTTACCGAGCTTCACCGCCGTGAACATGAGGTCTGACGCCTTGGTGGCGTCGATCATGTCGTCGCCATAGGCGTTGACCACGGAGGAGATGCCGTCCACCGCCGTGGCGAGCTCCGTCACGCCGCCCTTAGCGGCCTTTTGTGCCGTTTCAAGAAACTCGAAAACGTTATTCGGCGGCACGCCAGCGGAGAGCGCCTGATAGAGCGCGGGGATGGCTTGCTCAGGCAACACACCGAACTCGCGGGAAAAGCTCTTTACCTGCCCCTCCATCTTCCCCATAGCGTCCTGCGAGATGCCCGGGAGGAGGGTGAACACCTCGTTCATCCCGCTCTGGAACTTCCCGAACTCTACAAGCCCCTTGGTAGCCATCCCGGCGGCGGCGACACCTACTGACGCCAGCGCGACCGCCCCGACCTTGGCGACCGATCCCATCTTGCCGCCGATGGAATCGAGAGTCCCTGACGCCTCGTCCTTCGCGGTGACAACGATGTTGACCGTGTTCGCCATCAGTCCGTCTCTTTCGGGCGATACTCATCTTCCATGAGAAGCAGGCTTGTCGCGCGGAGCACCCAGGCTGGTGCCTTCCGCGCCTCTTCGGGCGAATAGTTCCACGTCTGGCAGAGGCGCTGAAGAATGCGCGCCTCTGCCAGCTCAATCGGCATCCCTACTGGTTGACCACTTTCGGGGTCGATAGCTCCGCCAACCCAGTGGTATCGCTGGATGGCTGCCCTAAAGGGCCTTCGCCGGCAACGGCGTCCGTCCACTGCTTCATAACCGCAGCCACCACCCGCATTGGCAGGCGGAGCATGCCGTCACCGGTAGCAGGGATTGGCTGCCCCTTTACGTGCATGTCCCACTCCACGAGCACAGCGTCTCCAAACTCGCGCATGAGGTCCCGCTTCTCAGCGGTGGGCGCCTGCTCAAACCCCTCCATGCGAATCAGTAGATCCGCAGGGGCGTCGAGCGACAGCACCGCACGGAGCCCCGCCAGTTCCGTGCCGGGAGCCCACGTGATCGAAACGTTTTTTTCCTGAAGCTCATAGCCCATCGCCTACGTCCATGCCGCAGCAGTCCCGTTGGCCAGTTGGAAGTTGGCCGAACAGGTAAACGATCCGTCCGCATTGCGGCTCCAGTTGACCGAAGTCAGGATGCACTCTGCGGTTAGCGTCTGGCCTCCGACCACAATGACGACCGTGCGCGTATCGTTGTCCGCCGTGGTCGAGAGCACCCCGAACATCGACGGGTTTGCGGCCGGGTTGAATACCGCCGTGATGTCCAGCGTGAAGTCATTGAGCAGGAGCAGCCGCTCCATCGCAGACTTATCGAGGCCAGTAACATCCTGGACTCCACGCGTAGTATTGAACGTCGCGGAAAGGATGTCGTTGCTGATAGCGCGTCCGGTGCCGTCCGCGTCATCGATCGTGATGGTCATCCCAAGACCGGATTGCTTGGCCATGATGGCTACTCCTTACGGGGTCGGGTTGGCGTCGTAATCGGTGGCGCGAAGGCGGCGGAACGCCATCGCGAAGTCTGCATTTACAAAGGTGCCGTTCGTGGAAGCACGCACCCACCGCTCGACATCCCCCTGAACCTCGATGCGCTGGGCGATCGGCGCGTATGGCGTCGCAACATCCGCGAAAGCGCCCAGGTTCGCCCAGGTGCCGTCTACTCCGTTAGTGCTGTTGGCCGAGTCCTCCAAGTCGTATTCGACCGTCCCGGAGGCAGCAGCGAAGTGCTGCAAAAAGCCCACGGCCCCCGCTGTGGTCTGCGCTCCAAAGTCAATTCCGGTTTCGTCTGCCGCACTCGCGTGCGTGGTCAGCGGGGCGAGCAAAAGGCCATATTCGAGCGGGACGCCGCTGGTCGAAAGCAACTGGACCGCGCCCTGCATTGATCCGTCCGCGTTGCGGCTCCAGTCGTAATTGACTTGCTTGGCAATCATGCAGATGACGGGCTGCCCGGCAGTAGTACTGGTCAACACCATCGCCAACACGTCCGCTGTTGGCAGCGTGCTCAGATACTCGTGTGACTCCCCCGTGGCCGGGTTAAACCAGACGTTGAAGGAGATCTCGCCATCCCGCATCCCGGGGATACGCTCGACTGCATCCTTGTCGATGCCAGTCACATCGAGGGCCGCTACAGTAGACCGGATCGTATTGATTGCGCCGATGTCGCCCGAGAGGTCATGCCCCTGCAGGTACAGGCGCATGCCCAGCCCGCTACGCTTTACCATCAGTCACCTCCACCAGGAAGCCGCGCCTCAGCGGTTCGTCCGGTTCCGTGCCGTCATAAGCGTCCCCCTCGTAATAGCGCCGTTCCCCCTGTCTGAAGATCCACTTGCCGGCGGGGAGCCCGCGTGGGTTCGCGACGATGTAGCGCGGGCTTTTCCTTCTCGCGGTCATGGGGCAATCGCCTCCGCTTCTAGGTCCTTCACGAATATCTGGAACTCCAGCGTCCGGTAGAACGGCGCGTTTGCCACGCCCTGAAGCGGAAACAGTCCGTAATCCGTAACGGAGTCGCTTACATCCAGATCGGTGACTAATCCGCCCAGCGTGGAGTCACCCCAGATGGCAGCTTTAAGCGAGCGGTTTGCGTCCCAGATTTCCTTTTCCAAAGCTTCGAGCGTGGTTGGCTCCACCCGGCGGTGCCATAGACACATCACCTGGAATCGCTCGTAAACCATCACGTTCCCTAACGTTTGCCCCCCCTCCGGTGGCTCGGACTCACCGTCGTACCAGAAACATGCCCACGGCGAGTAATCGGGGGCGAGCGCGAGCGGTTCCCCAACGTGCACGGTAAAACTGGGCGTAGTGTTCGCCCGCAGGATCGCCTCTATGGCGTCGATTACCGCGCCCCGGTTAAGGCTCATCCGAGCGCCCGCGGGATTCGTTCAGAGAAGAACGGGTTGAGATCGATCTGGTTGAGCCGCTTGGCGGTGTTCTTGAAGCCCCAGTTCCCCTTCCGCATCCGCACGTTGTTCCTGTACCCACGCTCGAACCATGTACGCGTGGGGCGTCCCGCGCCCTCGTGTTTCCAGTCGTCGGTAACGGTAACGATGCTGGTACCCGGCTGTCCGCGGCTGTTGATGTGCTCGGTATCGACGGAATGAAGGAAGCGCCCCGACCGCTGGAACCCGGCGTTGGAGATGAACCCGGCAAGGATGCCCTCGCCTTCCTCACCGATTTCACGGATGCCCTCGGTGATTTCGCGCTGAAACTTTGCCACCACGTCCGCAGCGAACAACGGGCCGCTTGTCTGGATGACCGGCTTTTCGAGTGCCATTAGAACGATACCCACTTGTTGCGGTACGACTTCACCACGTCCATATAACGGGCATAGGTGACATCGTAGCCCCTGCCGGGCTCACCCAGCGGCATGCCGGTGTTGTTCTCCCAGCGCCCGGCGATGACGCGCTGCTTGATGGCGTCCTCGATGTCGCG